GGTCGCGCAGAGCCGCGTTTCTCGACCCTATCGAATTTCGGCGCCAAAAAACAAAATTTTTTCCGTTTTGCGGCGTTTTTGGCCCCTTCAAAACACCTTTTCCGCAATTACGGACTCGTTACGCATCAATATAAAAGAAAGGCCGGAATCTTTGCATTTTCGAGGCCCTGGAGACGCCTGTTTTTCCACAGAACTGACGCTGCGTAACCTGTCCCCCCTACCCTGTCCCCCCTAAAATCGAATATGGCGAGAAAATGGCAATACTTAACCCATACATAATTAGTGTGCCATTGTTTTGCCACATTTGATTTTTGGGGGGACAGGGTGGGGGGACAGACTGCTCGAAAAATTATCGTTACTTTTCAGTGACTTATGGCGGCGTGTCCCCCCGGACCACTGTCCCCCCTATTTTCATAAAAGTCGTGAGAGATTCTATTTTACACCTATAATTTTCAAAAAACGGGAATTATTAAGAGAAAAAAAGTTCTGTATGAAAGTGTTGAGAAAAAGGGGGGACAGGGGACAGCCGATTTTCTGGAATTTCGCCGCCTTCAAACGGCGAGTTTGGCGCCTTGAATCCGAATTACGGACTTGTTCAATTTGAAAGCAAAAAAAGGCCCGCCCGGCGCCATGGGGGAGCGCCTTGCGGGCGGGCCAGTCTTGCGTCCGGCGCCTACCACAACACCGGAACGCAAACTCTGCTACAGTATGTCATCGTCTGTTTCGGGCAGTTCGTCAACGTCAACGGGGATCCATTTCGGAATGCGAAACGTTCCTCTATCCGGTGCTGGCCATTCGCTTTCGTCTTTCGGGAGCCAGTAATAGTGCCGAACCCCATTCTCATCGCGGAGTCGCATGCGCCGATTGAAGTGCCTCGTCATCTTGAGCGCGCGGAAGATGAACCCGTTTGCCTTGCGGTGGAAGTCGCCATTGCCGCCGAGGATGTCCTCGAACACCTGGCGCGCCGTGATGGCCACCCACACGCCCATCTGGCCTTCCGTGAAGCCTGTGTCGTCTCCGACGAATTCCTCGATGGGCCGCGGCGTCTTGTAGTAGGCGTCGATCTCTTCCGCCAGAGCGAGCTCCGGGATTTCCTCGAAGGCTTCTTCACGCTTGGCGTCGGCAATCTCCTCCGCCTCTCCGGAGAGCCACAGAGTGCGCTCTCCGCTGTTCCAGTAGTGCAGGGCCTCGGCCCATATCTGATCGCGCTCCTCGACGAGCCTGTCCGTCGCTATGGGGTGATTCTTGTTCAGCCCCGGACCGAGCCTGATCGGCAGGTAGCGCCGGTTGCCCGTCGGGTCGCGCAGGAATTTCTCCTCGTTCGTCGTTCCCCACAGGACGAACGTCCGCCGGGCCGCGACAACATGACGCGCATAGGCCGGGCGAACCTTGTCCACCGTCTCGGTGATGAATTTCTTGAGCGTGTCTGATTCGCCCTTCCGGAACGCCACCATCTCCGCCGCCTCGATGAACCAGGCGCCTTGCGTGGCCTCGAAGACCTCCTTGCGGCGCGTCAGATCACCGGGCAGCGTGGTGTAAAAGCCCTTCTCGCCCTTCCATGGGCGCCCGAAGGCCAGCGTCTGGATGAACGATGTCTTGCGGCAGCCCTGGCCGCCGGACAGCACGGGCATGTAGTCGAACGAGATGCCGGGTTTCATCGCCCGGGCGACGGCGCCTAGCAGGCACACCCGGGCCGCGGCCCGGTGATAGGCGTTGTCTTCGACGCCGAGGTAGTCGATGAACAGCGTATCGACGCGCTTCTCGCCGTCCCACTCCGGCAGCGCGTTCAGCTTGTCGCGCACCGGGTGGTAGCTGTTGTTCATGGCGATCATGGCGATCATTTCGTGGACGCGCGTCACGCCATATTCGACGCCGTAGCCGCGGGGGCGCTCCTCGGATTTCGGCGGGCGGGACAGCAGCGCCTGAACGGCGCGCGCGTCCTGCTCGTCGATTCCCGTTTCCGTATCCAGCGGATCCATTTCCGGAAGGTCGTCAACGTCCGGCAGCCCGAGGCGCAGCGGCTTCGTGCGCACGATGAGCCGGGACATTTCGTTGAAGGCCCATCTGTTCCGGATGCGCCGGTCATTCATCATGATGGTGAACAGGTTGTGCGTTGTCGGGCGCAGTGCGCCGTCGTTGCCGACCTGCAAGTTCGTCACCCATGCGTGCGGGTCTTTCTCGTCCGCGGCCTTCTTGCCGCTCTTGGGCTTCCCGCGGGCGCTGGCGCGCGTCTCCGCCTCGTCGGGCACATCGGCGTCATCGTAGCTGAGATCGCTGTCAGCGGGCTTCTCTGCCCCCGTGGCGCCGCGATCCGCGTCTTCCGGAACGTCCTCGTCCGTGAAGGCGTCGTCAACGTCACCGAAGCGCTCCTTGTTCATGAACCCGGCGAAGCCCGGCACGTCCTTGAGCCATTTCTTCATTGCCTTGTAGGACGGCATCTTGGTGACTGGCGTTTCCGCATCCGCGGAGCGGTCCTTGTCGCCAAAGAGGCACAGGCGAACGGCGTCGAAGCTGTTGCAGAGTTCTCCCGCGCACGGGTCGGTCGTGTGGTGGCTGTAGAGCCATTGATCCTCGTAGATGACCACACCAGCCAGCCCCGAGCCGCCGATGGCCTGATAGCGGTTGGGGTCTTCCGTGGGCTCGTAGTAATCCGTCAGGTAGTCCGCGATCGTGGTGTGGATGTCGCCGGTGAACCGGCACCACGCGCCGACGATTCCGGGCTTGTCCAGGGGCCATCCGGCCTTCTGCATCCGGTCGCGCAGGCTGTGTTCCTTGAGGGGGTTCCGCGGCAGCGTGTCGTAGTCGAACAGCGCGCCTTCGCCGTGCTCCGCCTCCCACGCCTCGATGACCTCATCGGGATCGAGGATTTCGCCCTCGTGGTGCTTGAAGAGATAGTGCTGGTCGCGCGCCGCGGTGGGCATGAACATCATCTGCGCCACCCGGTGGGATACCGGGTCGATGGCCTTCATCGTCGGGTCGATCATCTTCGAGACGATGCGCGACAGAGGCTCATGCTCTTCCGGCAGGATGGCGCGTGACAGCGGGATGATGAACCGGAAGCGCGGCTCCTGTTTCGAGCTGGAGCGCGTCGTGTGGGCCACCCATTCATACCGGCAGATTTCGGCTTCGCCTTTCTTGATGCGGCGCAGCACGGGACGGACGTTCTCGTCGAGGTCGATGGTCAGGATGCGCCGCGGCTGGATGGCGTCTTTCCGGCGCGAGCCGTTCTTGCAGTGGGCGGCGAAGAAGTAGCCGTTGGCGTTCTTCTTCTTGAGCTTTTCAGGGAGGCTCAATTGCAGGTATTGAGCGAAGGTTTCGTCTGTCCGGTATGGCTCCCGGAAAAGATCAATGAAGCGCAGCCATGTTGTGTTTTTGTTCTTTACCTTCCCCTTGTCCTTGTGCCCTCGGGCGTAGGGGATGGGAAGGACTTGTTTTTCGTCTGGCATCGTGGTAGTCCCCATGGTGAGGGTGGCCACGCCCCGGTGTTGTCGGTGACGCTTGGTCAGGCCCCCTCGACTGCCCTCCTCGGGTGGGTGAGAAGGACCTCCTGTCGGCCTCGCTACAGGAGGTCCTTCGATTCTGCGTCAAGGCCCTCGGCGTCGGCCAGAGAGGCCGGGCAGGCGTTTTTCGGTGGACGGCCTGCCTTTTGGGTCGTAATGTAGGGGGCGAGGTCATCGAAAGACACGAGGCCACCGTTATCCGCCGAGATGGCGGCTACGGCCTGCGCCCGGTGCAGGGGGAGTTCCTGCCTGTTGATCCACTGATACACCGTTGCCTTTCCAGTGTTCAGCGCCTTGGCGAGGGTGCCAATAGACCGCAATTCGACGCGCCCCCGGTAGGGGCCAACGGGCGCCGCCAGCAGGAGCCATGCCATGAGAGGGTTCTTGATGGGCAGTTTGACGGCGATGTCGCCCCGCCTCATCACCTCTTCGATGGGGTTCTCAATTTTCATTTGACAAATCCTCCGTGGGTGTGCATAAGAGCCTTATGGCACACATGTTATGCCATGTCAACACACCCGAACGAGGAGAAAATCAATGTCGATCGACAAGACGGTTGGCGCCATGACCGAGGCGCTGGAAGTGCTCGCCGCCGAACTCAAGGAGGCGCGTATCGCACAGGAGAAGCACAATCTGCTGCTCAAGGAGATGCTGGAGAAGGTGGGCGGAGCGAAACCGGCGCGCAAGACGCGCACGCGCAAGGCGAAGGCCGAGCCGAAGGAGGAGCCCGAGGCCGCCACCGAGGCTGCGGAGGAGGCCAAGCCCGCCCGCAAGACGCGCACGCGCAAGAAGAAGGCCGAGCCGGAGAAGACCGAGGTGACGGTGGCCGATGTCACCGCTCTGGCGGCCAAGTGGCTGTCCGACACGGGCGAGGACAAGGAACTGCGCGCCGCGCGCCGCTCCGCCATCAAGGAAATCTGCCAGGACCTCGGCGTCACGCGCATTTCGATGATCCCCGAAGAGGACGCCGCGAAGGCCATGGACCTGCTCCAGGCTGCCATCGACGGCGAGGCTGCGGCGGCGGATGACGACGAAGACGATCTGCTGTAGCCGCCATGCCGGGTTCTCACGCCAGACTGTCTCCTTCTTCGGCGCATCGCTGGACGGCATGTCCAGCCGCGCCGGGGGAGGAGGCCGGGACGCCCGATAGCGCTGGCATCGAAGCCGCTATCGGGACGGCCTTTCACCACTTTGCCGCAATCTGCCTTGAGGAGGACCGCGAACCCGAAGAATTCATCGGGGAGGCGTATTGGCTCGACATCCCTGACAAGGACGGGAACCCGATTCGCACATGCATCGAGTTTGATGAGGAGATGGCCGAGGCCATGCACGCCGGGCTCGACGCGCTGCGGGACGAGATGGCCGACCCCTCCGCGCAGATGTATGTGGAGAAGCGAGTCTCACTCACCAAGTGGCTCGGGGAAGAGGCGTTCGGGACGGCGGACGCAATCATCGTGCTGCCGGAGCAGCGCCGGATGATCGTTTTCGACTGGAAGTATGGCCGCGGCGTCCCTGTTTCGCCCGTGGAGAACAAGCAGGGCCTGCTTTACGCGCTTGGCGCGTGGACGGCATACGCGCCAGCGTCTTTCATTGAGGACCCGGCCCCTGTTGAGATCGAGATATGGATTGAGCAGCCGCGATGCCCGGGCGGCGGCGGGCGCTGGTCGCTGACCCGCGGAGAACTGCTTGAGTGGGGCGAGTTCTTCCGGGAGGCCGCGGCGGCGACGCGCGCTCCGGAACCCGCATACAGCCCGGGTGAAGACACCTGCAAATGGTGCTCCGCCAAGGCCACGTGCGAGGCGCGTGCGCAGTTCCTGCTTGAACTGGTGAACGCAGACTATGACGAGCTGGCGGATGAGGCCACATTCGGGGAGGATACCGGCCCCATCTCGAAGGAGATGCGGACGAAGATTCTCCTGAACAAGAAGATGATCGAGCAGTGGCTTGAGCAGCTTCATGCCGACGCCATCTCGGAACTCATGCTTGGCAAGCCGGTGCCCGGGTTGAAGCTTGTCGCCGGGCGCCGCGGCCCGCGGCATATCCCCGTAGAGGTTCAGCAGGAGGCCATGGAGGTTGCGGAAGAGGTGTTTGGCGACGCCGTGTTCCAGCGGAAGCTTCTCCCCGTCTCGAAACTGGAGAAGATGCTGGGCAAGGAGAATTTTGACCGGGCCTTCGGGCATTGGGTCAAGCAGAATCCCCCGAAGCCGATCCTGGTGCCGGAGGATGACAAGCGGGAGGCCGTAGCTCCGGCCTCCAGCCTGTTCGATGATGACGATGTGTCATAGAACCGAAGAAACGGAGAAACGAAGATGAGCAAACTGGACAAGATCGGAAGGGTGAAGCTGCGCAACGTGAGGCTGTCCTACCCCTATCTCTACAAGCCGGACACGCAGGAGAACGATGACGGTGAGATCGTCAAGACCTATCGGGCGAGTTTCATCACATGCCCCGGCGATCCGGAATTCAATACCAACATGGCGGCCATCAAGAAGGCCATCAAGGAGGTCAAGGAGGAGAAGTGGGGCAGCAAGCAGCCGAAGATCAAGCCGGACAGGATGGCGGCGCAGAAGCTGGACGCGGATGAGCACCCCGAGGAGATCGAGGGCTGCTATCGTATCTCGGCGCGCGCCAAAGAGGAGTTCAGGCCCGCTCTGGTGGACAACCGCAAGGGCCGTGATGGCCACTGGCTCCGGCTGGAGGACGACAAGACGAACCGGCTTTACGCCGGGTGCCGGGTCAACGCCGTGGTCACTTTTTGGGCCATGGACCATCCAAAGTTCGGCAAGCGCATCAATTGCGTGCTGGAATCCGTGCAGTTCCGGGCGGATGATGAGCCGTTCGGTGACGCCGCCCCGGTGAACCCTGATGATGTCTTCGGTGACGATGACGTGCCGGAGGATGTCCTCGATGACGACGATCTGGACGATCTGGATGATGGCCCGGATGTGTCTGACGACGATGACGACGACGATCTGCTGTAGCCAGCAGACGCGCCCCCGGGAGGCATGTCAACGTTTCCTCCCTGGCGCTCCGTTTCCCGGGGGCGCATTCAAACACCATCACCGGCGGGTGTTTCATGATACTGGATTTCGACTTCGAGACGTATTGCGAGCTTGACCTGACGAAAGTCGGGACGGATGTCTATTCCAAGCACCCGTCCTGCGAGCCTGTTCTGCTCGCCTATTCGATCGACGAAGGTCCTGTCCGGCAATGGGACCTCTTTGAGGATGGTCCGGAATTTCCAGCCGATTTCATGGACGCGCTGGAGGACCCGGACTGTGAGGCGTGGGCGCACAATGCCGCCTTCGAGCGGCAGATACTCCGCAACGTCTGCCGGATAAAGGTTCCAGTGAAGCGCTGGCGCGATACGATGATCCTTGCGCACGCTTGTTCTTTTCCCGGCAAGCTGGAGAAACTTGGCCCCATCATCGGCATGGATGACGACAAGCGGAAGATCGCCCGGGGCAAACTTCTCATCCGCCGGTTTTGCACGCCGCGGAAGCCGACGAAGAACAAGCCGTGGACGCGCGAAACGCCGGAGACATCACCCTCCGAATGGGAAGAGTTCAAGGAATACAACAAACAGGATGTTGTCGCGCAGCAGGAGGTGCGGCGGCGCCTGCGCAGGTTCATGCCGTCAAAAAAGTGGTGGCGGTTCTGGCATCTGGATCAGGTCATCAATCAGCGCGGCATGCCGGTCAATCGCCAGATGGTCAAGAACGCCATCCGGATATATGAGGAGGAGGTCGCCCGGCTCAAGGCCGAGTTGATCGAGATTACCGGGCTTGACAACCCGAACAGCGGGCCGCAGTTCCTTCCGTGGGCGAAAGAGCATGGCTACCCGTTTGATGATCTGAAAAAGGGTCACGTGGCGCGTGGCCTTGAGGTGGCGAAACAGGCCATGGAGCGCGATGGCGCCTCCCCCGAGGAGTATCGGCGCGCGAAGACGCTGGCCGCGGCGCTTGAACGCCGGGCCGTCATGTCGCAGACCTCTCCGAAGAAATATTACGCGCTGGATCGGGCGACGGGGCCGGACGACAGGCTGCGGAACACGTTTCAGTTTTTTGGTGCGGCGCGCACGGGGCGCTTTGCCGGGCGCATCTTCCAGCCGCAGAATCTTCCCCGGCCCGCGGGCGAGTATGAGAACAAGATGCCGCAGCTTGCCAAGGCCATCGAGACGCTTGATGCGGACAGCCTGCGGGTTGTCTTTGGCGACCCGATAACGGCGCTCAAATCCGCCATCCGTCCGGCCATTCAGGCGCCGGAGGGGTTTGTGTTCGCGGACTGCGATCTATCAGCCATCGAGAACCGCGGAATCGGCTGGATCACGGGGGACAACAAGATTCTGCGCGTGTTCGAGCGCGGGCGTGACCCGTATCTGGATTTCGGGTCACTGATGTTCAAGCGCAGTTACGAGGACGTGAGCGCCGAATATGCGGCGGGAAATGGCTATGTCCGGAAGGTCAGCAAGCCAGGTGTCCTCGGGTGCATTGCCGCCGGAACGCCGGTCTTGACGGGACGGGGATGGGTTCCGATTGAGCGCGTGAGGGCGTCGGATGTGGTATTCGATGGGAGGGAGTTCAGGCGTTGCGGAGGGGCGGTGTATAGGGGGCGAAAGAAGGTTATCGAGGCCGCCGGTGTGATGATGACGCCGGATCACAAAGTGTTGGTTGGAGAGGACAGATGGCTGCGCGCGGACAGTATGCGAAAGAACCATATGTGCCAGGCGCTTGTGTTGGCGCGTGGACGGTTGTCGAGTTTCTTGGGGTCCAGATTGGCGCCGGTCAGATGTATGTCGTTGAATGCCAGTCAGGGCATCGGAGGAGGCTCAGGCGGTCGAGGCTTGACCGGAGTGTCGCGTGCCGGGAGTGCTCCCGATATGAACAGCGGGAGTTTTTTGGGTGCTCTGATTCGACGTGGGAAGTTTTGGCCAATAGGTTCTACGCAATTAGGGCGCGATGCGACCCTGTGCGAGGACATCGCAGGTATGGGCTCCGCGGGATCAGGTGCAGGTTCCGCAATGCCAGTGACTTCGTTCGGCATGTTGTCTGTGATCTCGGGTTCGTTGACGGGGATACGAGGGAAATTGATCGGGTGGATAACGCAGGGCACTATGAGAAGGGGAACCTTCGTCTCGTGTCTCGGCAGGCGCAGTGCCATAACATGGAGACAAACAGAGAAATTCTGCACTTGGGCCGGGTGTGGTGTGCGGCAGAGTTCCATCGCCGTTTTGCGCCTCGGTATCGGGATCCAAGCACCGTTGCGAGGAAAATTCGCTCGGGTAAATCTGCCGAAGAGATCATTGCGGAACAGGCCAATTGCAGAGGCCCATACTTACGACATTCTTGATGTCGAGGAAACGCAGCGGTTTGTTGTCATGGGGGCGCGCGGCCCTCTTGTGGTGCACAATTGTGGCTATATGCTCGGCGCCGGGGAGGTTCGGGAGAACAAGAAGACTGGCGAAATGGAAGCGACAGGGCTCCTCGGCTATGCGTGGTCAATGGGCATCAAACTGACGCCGGAAGAGAGCGCGTTGTCGGTCAAGACGTTCCGCGACGAGTATCGCGACGTGGTGAAGTTTTGGCATCAGATCACGAAGGTTGTGAAGGCGGTGACGCGCACGGGCCGCCCGGCGCGGATCAAGTGGTTTCACGTTGACCTGTATGGGCCGTTCTTGAGGATCAGGCTTCCCTCTGGCCGGTATTTGCACTACCATAAGCCTCGCGTCATGCCGTGGCGGACGCCGTGGGGCGAGAAGCGGCCCTCGTTCACTTACATGGGCTTGAATGACCGTTCTCAATGGACGAGGATCAGCACACACGGCGGGAAGCTTCTTGAGAACATCACGCAGGCGGTGGCGCTTGACCTGCTGCTGCACGGGATGATGAATGCACACCGCCGCGGGCTGGACATCCGGATTCATGTCCATGACCAGATCGTCGTCCAGACGCCGGAGAGCCAAGCCGAGAAGAATTTGGCGGCGCTTCGGGAATGCATGATCGACGCCCCTCAATGGGCGCGCGGGTTTCCGTTGGATGCCGCTGGGTTCTTGTCTCCGGTGTTCACGAAGGATTGATGCCATGCTGGAATTGGTGAAATACGCCATTGGCGCGCTGGCCCTGTGGTGGGTGGTTCGCAAGATCGGCAGGAGTTTGGAGAAGGACTACGAGGGGTATTGATATGGGAATCATCTTGATTGCGGGGTATCTCATCGTTGCGGCGGCGCTTGTCTTGCAATGCGCATGGCAGGACCCCTATGGCGGCTCGAATTCGGGAGTTCAATGCTTCATTGGGGCGTTGGCGTGGCCTCTCATTGCGTTGGTGCTGGCCGCGGCGTTTGGCCTTACGTTCACAGCACGCGCCGCCGCCGGGCTGGCCGCGCGTCATCGAGGGGGAGGACGATGAGCAGCGGGATTTTTCTTTTCGTGTTTCTCGGCGCCGCGGCGCTTGGGTTCTTGTGGGCGGCGTATCCGGTCATGGACGTGCAGTCCATGCCGCCGCGCCCGCTGCCCCCGCCCCCGGACTACATGCGCGGCAAGGGGGACGACAATGCAGAATGAGGCGGCTATCGAGGGGCGGTGCGCCCGGCTTGCGGAGAAGCGCGGGTGGCTCGTCCGAAAATTGAGTTATCCGGGCCGCCGCGGAGCGCCAGATCGGATGTTCGTCCGGGCCGGGAGGGTTTGGTTCGTCGAGTTCAAGGATCCCATGGGCGAGGTTTCCGCGCTCCAGAAGTATGAGATCGGGAATCTCCGCAAGGCTGGTGCGGATGTGTCTGTCATATCGTCCGAAGCGGATTTTCTGGCGGGGCTGAAAAAGCGGACTGTCTGATGAAGCTTTCGACGGACATAAAGCATTTCTTATATGGCCCGCCGGGCGGAGGGCTGTGCTTTGCCGATTTCGAGCCCTATCAGGTCTGGATGACCCGGCAGGCCGTGAAGCTCCCCTACTGCTATCTGGCGGCAGGTATGGGCCTCGGGAAGACCGCCGTGTGCTTGAAGGCGATTCAGGTCTGGCGAGACAAGCTCGGCGTGCGAAAGCCCTTGGTGATCGCGCCAAAGGCCGTGGCCGAGCACACATGGCCGGAAGAGATCGAGAAGTGGTATTTTGCCCGCGGGTTCAAGCCAGCTGTTCTTGTTGGCCCGAAGGAGCAGCGCGAAGAGGCTTTGCGCGATCCGGAGGCTAACATATTCATCGTTAATTATGAGAATGTGCCGTGGCTTTACTGGCGTCTGCCTGGCCGGAAGTGGGATTTTGACGCCCTCATCTACGACGAGGCGACGCGCTTGAAGTCCGGGAAGCTGCGGACGGCGAAGGTTGCGAGGAGAGACGGCTCGACAGGCGGGAATCGGCTATCTGCTTTTGCCATGCTGTCCCGCCGGAGGTTCGGGTTCAAGCGCGTCGTTGAGCTGTCCGGGACGCCCACGCCGCAGGGCCTGATTGACCTGTGGGGGCCTTTCTATCTGCTTGACAGGGGGAAGCGGCTTGGCCGCAACATCACGGCATTCCGGGAGCGCTGGTTCACGGAGAACAAATACGCCTACAAATGGGTCCCGCGCCCCGGCGCGTTCGAGGAGATCATGGACCGCGTGTCCGATGTCATGTTCGCGCTTCGCGAGGAGGATTACCTTCGGCTGCCCGAATTGAAAGTGGTGGACAGGTGGGTGACTCTCCCGCCGAAGGCGCTGCGTGAATACAAGCGTTTGGCGCGCGACGCCGTGCTCGAAGAGAAGGGCATCGTGGCGGTGAATAACGCCGTGCTCGTGAACAAGCTGCTGCAATTCGCCAACGGCAGCGTCTATGATACGGAGAAGGGCGTTCATCACTTCCACAAGGAGAAGCTGGACGAGCTGGAATCCATTATTACGGAAGCGAACGGGGCGCCGGTCCTGGTGTTTTATTCGTTCGAGTTCGACAAGGACAGGATCAAGAAGAGGTTTGGCCGCCGGGTCCGGGTGTTTGGTGAGTCTCCGAACGACATGCGGGATTGGAACGCCGGGAAGATTTCAATACTGCTCGCGCACCCGGCCAGCGCGGGCCACGGGCTGAACTTCCAGCACGGCGGGAACATCGCCGTGTGGTATGGCTTGACATGGAACCTGGAGCACTATCTTCAGGCCATGAAGAGGTTGCATCGCCGCGGCCAGCGGGCGGATACGGTGTTTGTGTATCGCATCCTTGCGAGGAAAACGTGGGATGTTCGGCAGCGCCCGATTCTGGAAGGGAAGCAGGACGAGCAGGACGCCATAATGGAGGCCCGAAGGGTCATTGTGAATGGAGGAGATTTGTGATGGCCCGGACGGCCCGGAAAGATGAGTTCCCGCCCCTTGACGGCTATGACCCCGATGACGTGGCGGCTGTCGAGAGGGCGCGCAGGCACAAGGCCAACCCGCAGGAGGACCCAACGCCGGTTCTCGGCGGCGTGACGATCTCGTGGCTCGCCAGCGTGTTCCAGACGGACCATAAGCGCGTGAAGCAGCTTCTCCGCGGCGTTCCCCCGACGCGCGTAACTGGACATGGCCCTCTGTATGACATCCGCGTTGCCGCCGCACGGCTTGTTCCTCCGAAGGCGACGGTTGAGGAGTATTTGCGGCTTGCCAAGCGCGCCGATCTTCCCGTGGCGATTCAGCATCAATTCTGGAGTGCCATGCAGAAGCGCCAGAAGTATGAGGAGGACGCCAAGCAGCTGTGGCGGACGGAGGCGGTTCTCGACGCGCTCGGAGATCTCGCCAAGGAGATCCGCGGGTCTGTCATGCTGTGGATGGACAACGTGGATCGTGAAGTGGGGCTGAACAAGGAACAGCGTGCCGCGCTTCAAGCGCAGACGGATCATCTCATGAAGAAGATTCACGAGATCATGGTTGAGGCGCCGCGGCGGAATGCGCATCCGTCATCAGTCGAGGAGATTGACCGGCTCATGGAAGCGACGGAGACGGCGCAGCGCAAGGAACTGGTTACGTCGCGCGATCTTGAAGACGAAGACATGGACCTGCTGTGATGAAGAAGAACGTGCTCCCGGAGTTCGCCTCTATCGAGGAGATGATGGCCTATACCGCCGAGGGTGTTCGGCCAGCCGAGCGGTTGACCGTATCGCAGGCTGCCGAGCGGTATCGGGTCATTTATAACCCCGGGTCATATGTGGGGCCGTGGAGGAACGAGACGACACCCTATCTCGTTGAGTTCATGGACACTCTCACGTCGGAGGATTACACCGGCGCGATCTTCGTCGGACCGGCGCAGTCAGGGAAATCCGATTGTGCTCTGAACTGGCTGACGCACGGGATTGTTTGCGATCCTATGGACATGATGTTCATTGACAAGTCCATGGATACGGCGCGCGTGTTCTCCATGACGAAGCTGGACAGGCTGCATGAGCATTCTCCGGAGGTGGCCGCCCGCCTGCGCCCCGGGCGAGACAATGACAATCTGTTTGACCGGCGCTACAAGTCGGGGATGATTCTGACGGTCACTTGGCCGACGAAGAACAACCTGTCGGGCAAGTCGATAGCCAAGCTGTGGCTGGCTGACTATGACAGAATGCCGCAGGACATCGACGGTGAAGGCTCCCCCTACTGGCTGGCCAAGCAGCGCACGAGGACATTTGGCCGGTATGGCATGACGGTGGCGGAATCGTCGCCATCCTTCCCCGTGGATATGGTGAAGTGGGTCAAGCAGACGCCACACGAGGCGGCGCCTTCGCAAGGTATCCTGGCGCTCTACAATCAGGGGGACCGCCGCCGGTGGCTGTGGCGGTGCGTCAAATGCCATAACGCTTTCGAGCCGGACTTCAAGCACATGAAATGGCCGGATTCGGAGGACATTCAGGAGAGCGCCGCCGCCGCATGGATGGAATGCCCTACTTGCGGGGCCAGATATACGCAAGAGGGCGCGGACGGGCTGCCCGGCAAGCACGAAATGAACCGGCGGCATGCGCGTTGGATCAAGGACGGCATGGTGTGGACGCCCGGTGGGGAGGTCACCGGAGAGCCATATGAATCCGACATTGCGTCTTTCTGGCTCAAAGGCCCCGCCGCAACGTTCGCGTCGTTTGAGAGCATTGTCTCTGATTACCTCAAGGCGGAACGCACCTATCTGGCGACGGGTGAGGAATCCGAACTCCAGACCGTCGTCAATACAACGCTGGCCTTGCCCTATATTCCGCGTTCGGAGCAGACGGTCAGGTCGCCCGAGCAGTTGCGAGCGCGCGCAAAGAATTTCGGGATTCGTGTCGTCCCTCCCGGCGTCAGGTTCCTGGTGGCAACGATCGACCTCCAGAAGAACCGCTTTGTTGTGCAGGTTCACGGCATGGGGTCCGGGGAGAGCGGCGAACCCGATTGGTGGATCGTTGACAGGTTCGACATCCGGAAATCCCGTCGCCGCGATGAGGACGGGGATCGGTCGTGGGTCAATTTGGCCACGCATCCGGAGGACTGGCGCCAGTTGACGGACGAGGTTTTGCTCAAGACGTATCCGCTTGGTGATGGCTCCGGACGGCACATGGCGATCAAGATGGTCATGAGCGATTCCGCCGGATCAAGCGGATTTACGACGAATGCCTATGAATTCGTCAGGTGGCTTCGCCGCGGGGACGAGACAGACATCCTCGATGAGGACGGAAAGCCAGTTTATGTTTGGGAGCCGGGCCTCGCGGCGCGCTACCATCTTCTCCGCGGCGCCACGTCGAAGCGCGGCCCACGTGTCCGGTTGACATATCCCGATGCGGGCCGGAAGGACAAATATTCTGCTGCCCGCGGAGAGATTCCAGTATGGGAAGTCAATACGCAGGTGCTCAAGGATAAGATCGACGCCATGCTGGACCGCACGGACCCCGGCGGGCGTATCCAGTTCCCTGACTGGCTGCCAAAATCGTTCTATCGGGAGCTCACTGTCGAGGTGAAGGATCCGAAGAAGGGATGGCATAATCCGAAGAACTATCGGAATGAGAGCTGGGACCTGCTGGTTTACAACATGGCGGCGCTGCTCACGCCGGACATCGCTATCGAGCAGATAGATTGGAAGGACCCGCCACCATGGGCGCGCGAATGGGATGAAAATGATATGGTTTTCGATCCCGACTCGACAAGCGAGCCGTTTGAGGCTAAAGAGGAGTCTGACGTGGATCTGACGGCGCTCGGGAAAGACCTTGGATGACAGCGACGCTCACACTATCGCAGCGCCTTGTTGAGGCGGAACAGGCGTATCATGATCTCGTGCGTGGCGCGAAGCCGTCTGTCGTCGTCGATCAGAACGGTGAGCGCGTCGAGTATCAACATGCGAATATCTCGGCGTTGAGGTCTTACATCCGTGATCTCCGAGAGCAGATTGCCGCGGCCAACGGGAACGCTGTTCCGAGAGGCCCGATGCAAGTATTCATGTGAGGGCCGCGCTTTGACAAGTTTGGCAGACAGGGTTGCCATTGCAAGGGACATCGCGGAATGCGTTGACCCAAAGCTGGCCGTGAAGGCGCTCGGCGGTGCGCATGAAGCCGCGGATGCGTTTGATCGCTCCGTGGCCTTGTGGTCGCCCCCGCTCATGTCTCCTGACCAGGAGGTCCTCCCCGAGAAGGACACGCTGGATAGCCGCGTTCGCGATGTGCTGCGAAACGACGGGTATGCGCGCAGCGGCGCCTCATTGCAGCAGGATTCCGTTGTTGGCGCGCTGTATCAACTGACGGCGAGGCCAAACTTGCGCGTTCTTGGGCTCCAAGACGACCCGGAGTGGGCTAAGGAGTTCTCCGAAGAGGTTGAGAGCAAGTTCTCCATATGGGCGGAAAGCCCCGATGCGTGGCCGGACATGGCGCGCCGGATGACGTTTACCGAGATGATTCGGCTTGCCGTCGGGGTGTATCTCGCCACGGGTGAGTTTCTGGCGGTTTCGGAGTGGGCGCGAAACGGTCCTCGCCCGTATCAGACGGCGTTTCAGGTGATAGACATTGACCGGCTGAAAACGCCCTATGAATACATGGGCGAGGACCTTGTTCGCGGTGGAATTCGCCTGACTCGTTCCGGCCAGCCCCGCGGATACTACATCTGGCGGCGCCATCCGAATGAGCAGTTCTACTACGACGCCCGTCCGGGGCGCGATTGGGACTATGTGAAGGCCCGCACCCGGTGGGGGCGGCTCCGCGTCTTGCATCTGGCGCATCGGGTGCGTCCCGAACAGACGCGCGGCGTGTCGGAGCTGGTCGCCGGGCTGGCCGAGACGAAGATTCTTCATAAGTTCCGGAAGCTCACGCTGCAAAATGCGGCGGTGAACGCCAGTTTTGCGGCCACCATCGAGTCTGAACTTCCGACGGAGGCAGCGTTTGCCGCGCTTGGCGGCGGCAACGTTGATCCGGCATCGGCGGCCGTTCAGTTCGCGTCGAAATACCTGTCCGCCGTCAATCAGTATGTGTCCGGCGCGCAGAATATCCAGATTGACGGCGTGAAGATCCCACATCTGTTCCCCGGATCGCGTCTGAACCTCCAGCCCGCCGGAAAGATCGGTGGCGTTGGGCAGGATTTCGAGAAATCGCTTCTCCGGCACCTCGCCGCAACGCTTGGCGTATCCTATGAGGAACTTGCGCGAGACTACTCCTCGACGAACTACTCCAGCGCCCGGGCGGCCATGCTCCAGACCCGCCGCTCCATGGCGGCGCGCAAGCGGTTCATTGCGGACAGGTTTGCCAATGCGATATACAGGGCGTGGTTCGAGGAGGCCGCGAACAAGCGCGTGTCGCAAGGCGGTTTGGAGTCGCTGCGGTATTCCAAGGCCCCAAACATCTATCGCGGCTTGAATCTGGACGCCTATACTGCGGCGACGTGGCTGGGGGCCGGGGTTGGGCAGATTGATGAACTCAAGGAGACGCAGGCGGCCCTGCTGCGCGTCAAGATGGGCCTCTCGACATACGAAGAGGAAATCCGTAAGCTTGGTCGCGACTGGCGCGATGTGTTCGCGCAGAGGGCGCGCGAGCAGGAGGAGATGGAGAGGCTGGACATCGTTCCGGGCAACGACCCGTCGCTCAATGCAGCGTCCGGGTCGCCGCGCGACATGAAGGATTCAGACGGCGGGCAAAAGACGCCGAAGATTGTGGAGGATGCGGTCGATGGCGGCTGATATTGGATACGCGGCGCCGCTGCGCAGCGGGGCAATTGCGATGGATTCCGCGGCGGCAGCGACAGCCCTTCCGGCGGCGCATGAAGCGCTCATGCAGATGCAGAAGAGGGCTGTTGCGGAAGGGTCCCCGATGGCTGGTTCGCTGTCCACGGCGGAAGATTTTTGGGACCCGAACAATTGGAAAGTGGCGTTTCGGCCATATGAGGTCACGGGGTCTGTTGCGCAGGTCCCCGTTTCCGGTGTGCTGCTGCCGACAGACATCGCCGTGAAGAATGTCTTTACGGGGTATGAATACGTCGAGGAGGCGCTGCTGCGTGCGGACGCCGACGAGCGCGTCACCCACGTGGCGCTGAACATCAATTCTCCCGGCGGGTATCTTTCCGGGCTTCATGCGGTCGTCAAGACGATCCGCGGGATGTCGAAGCCGGTTACGGCGTTTGTCAATGAATCCGCTTTGAGCGCGGCGTATTACATCGCTGCCGCCGCGGGCAACATCGTGGCGACGGAGCAGGCATATACCGGAAGTATCGGCGTCATCATGGCGCATGTGTCGTTCCAGGATATGCTGGAAGGGGCCGGGATCAAGGTGACGCTGGTCTACAAGGGCGAGCGCAAGGCTGACGGCGATCCCGACAAGCACTTGTCCGAAGAGGCCCTTGCGGGGTATAAGGCGGAGATAGACAAGCTCCATGCGGAGTTTGTGGGTGACGTGGCGGAGTTCAGGGGGCTCGACGCCGCCGATGTCGCCGCGCAGGAATCCCGGGTTTACCGGGGTGGGGAGGCTCTCGATGAGGGCCTTGTTGATGAAGTGGTGCCTCGCATCCGTGCAGCGTTCGAGGCCCTGGTAAAGGAGGAAGCCGTCATGGCTGACAAGAAGAAAGCCACCGGGGCGGCTGGCCCCGAGCACGATGAGGAGGACGTGAGCGTTCTCATGGAGACGAAGATCGCAGAGGCCCGGGCCGAAGGCGCTACCGCGGAGCGTGAGCGCATTGCCGCCATTCTGAACTCTCCCGCCGCCGAAGGCAGGCAGAAATACGCCGTGAAGCTGGCGCTGAACCCGGCGCTGACGGCGGAAGCCGCCACGGAGATTCTGGAGGACCTTCCGGAGGACAAGCCGGGCGCTGTTGCCGCCGCCGCGGAAGAGCAGCCCGTGAAGGCGGAACGGAATCACTTCGAGGAGGCGATGGCCAAGGAGGCGGGCGCTCCCGTCGGCATGGCGGAAGGCCATGAAGAGAATGACGTTCCCGAGACGGGTGCCAACCCGATCCTGCGGGACTTCAAGGTTGTCACGGGCCGCGCGTAAACCGGCATCGAGGACAGGGACGAACTGAACACATAGGAGGCTATCATGGCCAACACACCCCTTGATCTCGGCAAGCCCGGGATCGCGGACATCCAGACGGGCTCGTTTACCGGCCCGCGGGAGTATCGGGCGAACGATCAGCATGCCACCACCACTTCGGTGAAGGTTGGCGAGAACGTCGATCTGCCCGTGCTGTCTGTCGTCTATTACGACGAAGCCAACGACACGATCGGCCTGGCGGTTCACGGCGACGCCAGCAAGGCGGCGTATGGCATTCTCACCGCCCCCGTGAAGACCGGCGCTGGCGAGGCTACCACCGTGGCGGTCTATCGCACCGGCGCGTTCCTCATGGATGCTCTCAATTGGGATGCGTCCTTCGA